AGTTCTTGATAACACTTATCAATATACGGTTGCAACTTATCATTACAAACTTTATCCATAAATTTGATAACATCGTTTGTATTAGGTATTCCCTTGTTGTAGACACGATTAACCAATTCTCCAAGACGAAGATAAATCGAATCAGTATCACTCGCAATAACGTAGTCAACATCTTTTGTTTCTAATACCTTATTCATGTATTGGTTTAATTTTGCTTCTATCCAACGAATTGACAACTGGCCTGCAGTAGTAACACCAAGAGCCATACGGAGGTCATAAAAGCGGAAATATTGAGAACCGCATGCTCCGTAAAGAGAATTTAATCCGACTTTTTTAGCTAACTGTATATTATTATTTTTTGATATAGATTTCTTTAGATTATAATACATTTCAATTAATTCGGTATCAGATAAATTTTTATAATCCATTATTTAATTTTCCATAATATAATTCTACATCGTTGTTTCTATATACTAAAGCTCTTGTAAGATTAGGATTCCTTTTACCATCTTTTCTAAATGGATTTTGTTTTTTCACCCATTCGTTAAATTCTATATCAGTCATATTAATATATTTTTCTTTTGTTTTCAACCTAGATTCACTAATTTTTTTGGATTTTTGAGATGAACAAGGAGATGATTTTCTATTTTTAGGATAATTTTGTATTTTCATTCCTGTTTTTTTAACACGCATTTTTTCAATTCCAAATTTTATTGTTTCTTCGGAAGCTCCAAAATATTTTTTTCCAACTAAATCATTTCTTATTTTTCCTTTTTTAGATTCATAGATTGCTAGTTTAGCTAAAGCAAATTGTCTAGAAGTATAACTAACTGTTCTATGGTTATCTCCATCACTACCTAATACCATCATATGATATGCTTGTGCCATTTTTCTTGTTTTTTGATTATTTGTTCCATATCTTTTCTTAAAAAATTTCCATAAAAGATGGTGTGCAATATAGTGTTCTCGTAAAGTTAACTTAACAATATTTTTATTTTCTCCGTAAATAGATTCGGGGAAAATATGGTGGTTTTCATAATCTTTTCTTTCAAATATTACCGTTCTTTTTTTTGCTTTTTTACAAAGTTTTATATAATGTTTTATATAATTCATTTTTTTTGTCCTTAGATTTTAATACCTTTAGTATTTATAATAAAAGACTATTCAACTCTAAGATTTCTTCTTTCCAATTCAGTTAAAACTAACTCCAATTGCTGTTTTTCTTTTAACATTATTTTTTTTGCGTTTTGTCTTTGTTCAAACATCGTTTCAATTAAACTTGGCATAAATCCTTTGATATCTGTTCTGAAAAACTGTCCATTTGGTGTTAATGTAGCAGTAACCAGCCCGGAAGTATTCACCTGTTTCATTAACATGCCATCAACAGATACACCCTCAGATAAAATCTTTCGCATCTCATCAGAATAATCTTCTGGTTCAATTAACGTTTCAGGACTCATGTTATATTGCATCATTAAACTTGGATACAAAGAGGTTAAGTCAAATGAAGCAACCCAATCATGTAATCCAACTTGAACTTCTTTAACATAAGCACCCTCAAACATACCGTCTTTTTCTTTGACTACTCTTGGCGGTACAATAATATTCTTTTCTAACAAATAAGAATACGTCATCGCATCCCACATACGGGTCTGTGCAAATACATCTTCAAAGTTTGATTTTGTGTCGTATGCCAAAGTTACTGCTAATTCTAACAACTTCAACTTATCTTCTAGTTTTAGAATAATCTGTACATCTCGTATGTTATACTCAATAAACTTTTGAAAGTTTAAACGATATAAAGAGTGTAGATTGTCATACTCATCATAAGATAATTTACCTTCACCTAATTCAATTTGAGCAATAGCATCTAAACGATATGATTCTTGTGACTTGCCGCCAGGAGCATACCATTTGTATAACTCTATATAGTCAAGTGAGGCCACACCCAATAACTCATATGCAATTAAATCTCTGCCATTTATTTTAGTTTTACGTTCACCAATAAAATTCCACGGAGATAATTTCTTGGCATCAGGTTCACCAAGAATTTTACGAAAACGATTAATCAAATACGGTATATCAAAGAACTTTGTATTCCAACCAGTAATAATATCTGGACATTTTTTAGTCCAGAGTTCCATGAATTTTCTACACAAAGTATATTCATCTCTACATTTAACATAGATTTCATCACCTTGTGTTTCATAAATGCCGCAACCAAACACATAAGTCTTATCATTTAAATAGGTAATAGCAATAGCAGTAATTGGTTCATTTGCTTCATAAGGGTCAGGAAAACCATTCTCTGAACCGACCTCAATATCGACTATGCCAATCAATACTTTTTCAAAATCATAATCAACCATACCTTTATGTTCATCGGCAATAAAGGCATATTCATAACGAGTTTGACCATAAATCTTAGGTGCATTTGAAACACCATCAAATTGTTTGATATATTCTCTGGCAGTTTTAATATCTTTACAGATTTTCTGGTCAAGATATTCACCCTCAAGATTGGTAAAATTAGTTACTCGTTTGGAAGGCATGAAAAGTGAAGGAGAATACTCAATTCTTTCCTTCACTCTTTTACCATTTTTTACACCTCGATAGAGGATATAATTACTGAAACTTTGGACGTTTGTATACAAATTAACCTACAATCAATTGTTTATTAGGAAGAACAATACCAGAACCAAATAATTGGTTATAGTTATCTAAAAATTCTTGTGCTGGGACATAGGAGTATACTACATTCTTCTTAGAAAAGGCAACGGTTTGATCCTTTTTTTGTTCTGCGTGTAATGGAAATGGTGCAAAACCAACGTTTGGCTGACCATCTTTGCCACGGACAATGGCTACTCCAACAGGATTACAGACAACAATTTCTGTTTCCGACTCAGATTCAATTTCTCCAAGAACTTCTTCTCCTGTATTTAACTTTAAGATTTTGATATCCATGTAACATTTCCTTTAAAATTGATTGGTATAAATAAGTGTGTAGTTGAATTGATAGTATACATGATTTAAAATCAATTGTCAATTGGCCTTTGGTATTCTTTATTATTCCATATAACTTTTAACACAGGATGCCAAAGAATGACCAATATGAATATTTTAAATAAAATTGCTATTATTTTAGCAATTTTGACATTTTCTAGTGCTTCAATTGCACAATCAGATCCAATTGTAACACAATCCACATCTAATTCTACTAGCACCACTACAACAAATGGTGATACTACAACTAGAGTTATTTCTCCACCTCCTTCAGCAATTTCACCAGCTGTAACAATCATTAACTCTGATGTTTGCGTTGTTGGTTATTCCGGTGCTGCTCAAACACAAATATTAGGTATATCTTTTGGTGGAACAACTAAAGATTATAATTGCGAAAGATTGAAACTTTCCCGTGCATTATTTGACATGGGTATGAAAGTAGCTGCCGTATCAGTTATGTGCCAAGATGAGCGAGTATTTACTGCAATGGAAAACGCTGGTACTCCATGTCCTGTAGACGGACAAATTGGTGCTTCCGCTAAAGAAATTTGGGAATCAAATCCAAAACGTAAGCCACAAAAAGTAAAAAGTAAAGAATAAATGAAAAAATTAAAGGCTTTACTGGCTATCTTTTTAGTTATAAGCGTTTCTTTTAGTAATGCACAGACAACTAAAGTAGGTACGGCTACAGTACTTACTGGTGTCTTATCTTCTCCAAATTTGGTTTATTCAACAGTAAACCCTGCAAATTTACCGGCAGGAACAACTGCTCCATATTCATGGTCAGGATTCACAACAACCACATCAACTGGTGGTGGTACATCTGGAGGTAATCAACCTGGTTATAATACAACAACCGGAACATTTATGTTTGGTTATACTCAATCTACCATTGCTTACACTTATGCATTTAGTCAAGCTTTGCAAAATAGTGGAATGAGTATTGTTGGTTATAATTATAGTTTTCAATATTTAAATCAAGGAACAAGTCGTGGTAGTTTAACGGCTTCTCTTAACTTTGCTTCCACAAATGGTCAATCTTTATACTCCAAAAATTGGACTTTAGGACCAACTACTGATTGGACTACATTAAGTGGAACAGAAACTTTTACCAATGGTTTATTAGCTTCCAATATAGCAAATTTCAGTTTAAGTCTTAATGGTAAAGATGATAGATTTTGGGCAGGATACTATGGACCTCAAATTAAAGTCCCAAGTCTTTCTTTAAATTATACATTTGACCAATGCTCTGTTAATCCACTCTCAAGTCCTTCTTGTTCTGGCTATGCTGCAGCTTATCAAACACAACAATGTTCTGCTAATCCATTATATTCAACTGCTTGTCCAGGTTATCAAGCTGCATATACTACACAACAATGTTCTGCTAATCCGTTATACTCTACAAGTTGTCCTGGCTATGCTGCAGCTTATCAAACACAACAATGTACTAATAACCCATTATACTCCACAAGTTGTCCTGGATATCAACAGGCATATCACGACCAACAATGTAGTATAAACCCATTGTATGCTTCTGATTGTACTGGTTATCAACAAGCGTACCATGACCAACAATGTTCAATTAATCCATTATATGCAACAGATTGTGCTGGGTATCAACAGGCTTATACCACACAACAATGTAATATCAATCCATTATATTCTACTACTTGTTCAGGATATCAGCAAGCTTACACACAACAACAATGTAGTATAAACCCGTTATATTCTTCAACTTGTGCCGGATATCAACAAGCATATACTGCTCAACAATGTAATATTAATCCGTTGTATTCTTCATCTTGTACCGGATATCAACAGGCTTACACACAACAACAATGTAGTGTTAATCCATTATACTCTAATACTTGTAGTGGTTATCAACAAGCGTACCATGACCAACAATGTTCAATTAATCCATTATATGCAACAGATTGTGCTGGATATCAGCAAGCATATCTTAACGCTCAATGTATAAAAGACTCATTATACAGTAGACTTTGTTCAGGATATAATACTGCATATGCAATCAAAAATTTAGTACCAAACGTAGATTCGGCTGCGGTTAATCAATCTTTATCAGGTACAGCAGCTGTATCTGCAAGTAATCCTACATCTGTAAATACCAATGGTTCGGTATCAACAACGCCATCAACAACAGGTAGTACAACGGTAGATTCTGTAATATCAACACCAACAACCACATCTACCACATCAGCAACCTCTGTATCACCAGCGGCTACAAACTCTGTAATTACTCCACAAGCACCTGCTGGTTCACCAATGTCACAGGCTATGTCTGGTCCACAAAATAATGCGCCGCAAGGTGGCGGACAACCACAACAACAAGCTAATAATCAACCAGCACCTTCTAATAATCGTAAAGAACAACCACAGTCTAAAGACAAGCAAGAAGAAAAACAAAAAGAAGCGGTTGCGGCCAATAAAGGTGCAAAGAGTATGGATGAACAAAAGGCAGCACAAAATGCTTTGATTGCATCCATGGGTTCTGTTCCAGGTTTTGATGTTTATTCAAAGGTTATCATTAAAGATTCATTGTTCTATAAACCTTATGACATTTATAAAAATCAAAAAACAATAGATAATAAAAGAAACTTATATGGTTTATTTGGACCAAATGATATTAGATACAACGAAATCATTAATTCACAATATAAATTAGGAAATTAAATAAGGAAAATAAAATGGCAGAAGAAATAAAAGACATCAATGCGGCAATTGATAACGCAGAAGCGGCAGTAAAAAAATATGCTAGTAAAGATACAGTTATTAGTATTGGTGGATATGAATTTACTCCAGCAAAACTAATGGTTGCATTTACATTAGTATCATCAATTTTAGGTGGGTTATACGGTGCATTTGAAGTATACAAATCATACCAAGATATGCAAAAGAAAATTGCTAATTATGTAACTCCAGATTTATCTGAATTTGATAAGCGTTTAGCTGTTATGGAACAAAATAGTCAAAAAGAATTAGACTATGTTAATAACATCAAAAACGATTTGAAGGCAGATATTCGTAGACAAGGCGACCAAATTGACCAAGTTGAACGTAGTGCTAAACAAGCTCAAAGAGAAACCGACCAATCTGTTCGTGATGTGAGAAACGAAAATAGAACATTGCAAAAAGAAGTTGAAGGTAGACTTTCCGTATTGCAAAAAGAAATAGATAATAAAATTCAAAAAGCAATGGATAATCCTTTATCCTCTAGATAAGTTTAATAGAGCAATGAAAAAATTACTAGTCATTGTTCTATTATTTTTTAGCGTTAATTGCTTTGCCGAAAGAGCATGGACAGATGAAGAAAAAGAATGGGGCGCTGTTACTGGCGCCCTATTGGTAGCTGATTGGTCAACTTCTATAAATCTTACTCGCCGGTATAATGAAGGTTATTACGAAACTAATCCTGTTCTAGGTAGATACCCAACAACACAACAGATGAACCTACATTTTTTGGTAGGCATACCTTTAATATTCATAGCAGCTGATTATTTACCTGAATATAGAAAACAGATACTAATGATTACAAGTTTAATAGAATTCACTGCCGTGGGCAATAATTTAAATGTGGGCCTTCATTTTGATTTTTAAAACAAATAATTAAGCGTAACTATTTTGAACTGGTGTAGATTCTTGAACTAATTGACCATTTTCATCATAAATTTTGATTGTATCACCTTCTGCTGAACTTGCAAAAACGCTAGCATCTTCAAAAGAATCAAAAACATGATTAAAAGATTCTAAAATTCCATTTACCCATTTGTGACGTTTTACCATGTGGCGTGACATTTATTTCTCCTAAAGGAAGTATTTATTCCAAATTTTCTTGGTGTTATTGGTGTACCGATTAAGTAAAAATTGATTTAACTTAACATTCATCTGTGGATATTTATAGGTTGTTAACAATCTATCACATATTTCTTCACTACTTGTAGGTTCGGCATCAAACATAAAAGTTGACCATGGAATTTCTTTGCTTGAGATTAATGGTACACCTTGACTAATTAAGTCTGCTCCAACAATGTTAAAAGTTTCAGAAAAACTACATTGTAATCCAATATCCATTTGTGCACAAGTTTTTAAGAATTCTTCTCTTGGCGTCCACGTATGATTGATTAATTGATGACCAGTTTTTTCACTTATCTGCTCAAATAATCCTCTGATGTTATTTTTAACAGCATCACCTTTCATCTCAATACGACCTGCATTAATATGAAATCTTAACTTTTTGTTAATTTTTTCAGCAAATTCAATTGCAGCAAATGCCTGAACTAAATGATTCTTTAACGGCCTAATTGCACCAAAACAAGCTACATCAATAGTATCTTTATTTCTATTAAAAGATTTATGTGCCATTTTTTGTGGGTAATAATTTGGTAAATAAATTACTTTTTTATCTCCACAGAGAAGTTTGATTTCTCGTAACATTCTAGGTGCGTTACAAGCTATTACAATATTCTTGAATTTAGAATATTCTACTAACCAATCCATTGCCATTCCTTCTCCTGCCATAAAAGGCATTTCAGAATGTAAACGAATAATCCATTTTACATTTGGATGTAATTTTTGTAATACGGAAAATTTAGAAGGAACTACCCACAATGCTTCAATAATAACGTGTGTAGGTTTATGCTTATTGATTAATCTATCAATACAATTATTATCAATAGCAACTTCAAGATTAGATTCAAAACCACTTTCAACCATCATATCATTCATGAATTTGGCTGAATTATATAGGCCTGTGCTTAAGCCTATATTGTTGTGTATAACAGCATTGTAATCTTCTCTACGTTTAAGAATGAATAATAATTTTGACATAATTTAATAATTGTATTGTGCATTGAAACAATATATATATGTTATCTTCCACGTCCTGAACGTTTTACAGAATTAAATTTTTGTGACACAGGAGCTTTGGGTGCTGCTTTAGGAAAAGTTGGTGATTTTGATTTTTTTCCTTGAATGAGAGGAACTCTTTTAGTGTTGGATTTTATTTCACTCATATCATCTCCTTGGTTGGTTGCGGAGGATGGAATCGAACCACCGACCCCCGGCTTATGAGGCCGGTGCGCTACCTCTGCGCTACTCCACATAGATATTTTTTTTATTCATGTGCCATTGTTTAATGGCTTTACTAAT